CGAAGAAATGCCTTTTGGTGACGACATCACCGATGGTTATCACACCTTTGGTGAGCTATACCAGCATCGGGCTGTGCTGTTCATCGCATTGATGAAACTCAAACCCGAGATATCTTGGTACTCTCTGTGTCATGAAGATAAGTCATCTTTTCCCGGCTTCTTTATTGCCGGCATGCAGTTGCCGACTGGCCCGGTATCTTATCACATGCGTATAGACCCGTGGTGGCAGCTGATACAAAATGGTGTGCGTATTCCTTGCTATCTCCGTGCCCCTAAATGGGATGGCCACACTCCGCAAATGAGTCTTGATCGAATTGTGCAGTGGATCGAGGGGCTCACATGAGCTAGGCATTAAGTTCGCCGAGGAAGCGCCATCCCTGATTTAAGAGGCCGAGCGAGTCAAGCTCGGCCTCTATGTCTGGGTGCATCCGCAGCGTTTTGCCCCCGGCGTCGAGCCAACAGTCTATGCATTGAGGATCGAGGGTGCCGGCGTCCACGAGGGCCGTGCAGCTGCCGACCGCGGTCAAGACCTGTGCGCCGCAGTCCTCGCATTCTCGTAGGTTGCTGGGATGCGAGATGGGCATCCCCAGGGAGGGGCACACGAGCCGGCCTTGCCGTCCCGGAACCCGATGGCGGCCGGCTAGCACAGCTGAAGACTACCTGGACACACGAAAACCGGCCCGACACCCGAAGGTGCCAGGCCGGTTTGTGGGCAGAGGGCTACCCGGCAGACAAGCAATACCAGACTACCGCAGCGGAGACGCCCGGCAAGCGGGGCATGGTCGCCCGGGCGGGACCGTCAGACTCGCGGGCGCCACCGCGTAACCACATAGGGTGACGTACATTCCGGTGATCCGGCCGAGCTGCATCGTCTCCTCCGTGACGATGTGCTCCCAGCCTTGTACATCTGTGAGCTGCATTAACAGGGCGTTCATCCGATCTCGACACCGGAGCGTACGTTCATCTGCAATTGCACCATGAACGCAGTGTGCCACGCAGCTGCACAGCTGTCACCCGAGAGAGAAAATCTATTGCGATGTTGGTAACACAGTGTGTCTAGTACTTCACCCCGAGGCGTTTGCCTAGCTCGATCCAATTAGTTGCGATCCCCTGCTGAGCTTGGGGAAGGGTGAGCCGGCCGGCGCAGATAGCAGCGTGCGCGGCGCTCTCCACCTTGTCTTTCTCGTTGAGAGATGCGTGGGGTTCAGGCCATAGATTCAAAACTGAAGTCGGCGAGCCACCAAGCTCAAGCGAAATCAGGTGGTCTTCCTCAGTACCAGCTGCGGACATGGGATGTGTTCCCGTGCTATCCACGTAGTCATACTTGGTAGCCAGCTGAGTGGCTTTGAGTCGGCTCGTGTAGCTGGCCGGCGGTCGCCACTGCGCTGTGTGCGCCACGGGGCATAGCTGGCCGAGGGAGACTGCGGTGTTGACGGCCCCAGGCGTGCACGAGGTATCGGGCAGCCAGGCCTGATAGTCGGCCTCGTTGATGTGCCGCGCATGGCAGGGCTTGGCCAAGGTGGATGTGGCGATAGGAAGGGGCGACCCTGGGGTCTCAGTCGGGTGTGCCGGCCCGCACGCGGTGAGCGTGGTAGCCAGGATGGCTGAAGTGAAGATGGCTCTACCGAACACGAGAATCTCCTTGCCGAGCATCCCATCGGCGGACATAGTCGGTGAGCTGGTTACGCCCTTCGGCAGTGAGCTTCCAATAGCGGCGCGGTGGCCCCTTAGCCCTGCGTTGCTCGGCCTGTGCTTGGGTTTCAGGGCGATTTGATAGCCAACCCCGGGTTGCCCACTCGTCCAGCATGGGGTAAACCGTGCCGGGAGCGATACTGGCAGTTTGGCAGATCTCCGCACCATAATGTTCGCTATACGGGTCGCTAAGAAACACGCGCGCCACCCGAGTGCTTGCATGAGTGAGTAAGGGTTTCGTCATGCTCGGATTCTAGCATGCTCCCCTATCGGCCGCCCGGCAGCAAAGACGTAGTACCAGGCTCGCCAAGCGGTGCGGAGGCTGCGGAGAAGAGCAGAGATAGCACGGTAGCCCCTGCCGCCGTGCCCAAGGCGGCCTGCCAGTCAACGTTGAGGATGTTGAGGGCTGTTGTGCCCCCTCCGAGCAGGACCATCAACGTAGCGGCGAAGCTCTTCAGTGCCCGGTCCGCGGTGCCGATGGCCCACGCCTTGGTGTATGGGTTACCTCCAGCTGCCGGCGACCCAGGAACCTCTACCTTCTCGTGCTCGGCCATCTAGGTCTCCTGCTTGTCAGGTGTAACGATAGGATGCTAGGATCCGATATACCGGACACAAGAGCAGCACAAACTGCCAGAATCTAGGAGAGCGTCATGACTACCAGCCTCTATTACGAAAATGCCACTCGCATTGACGCTCAGGAAGCCTTCCGGCAGATCAGGCTTGGCGACTCGTGGCGGCTGGTTCGTCTTGGTGCCCGTGATCTCATTTTCAGTGACGCTGATGGGTACATTCAGTTCGATGCCAAGATCACAAACAGAAAGCTTCGTGTGATTGTCAAGCTATCAGCCGACGACACGTATGCTGTGGAAATCGGCAAGATGACACGATCACTTGATTACGCAGTTCTTAGTCAGATGCGCGGAATCTACGCTGACAACCTCGGCGAAACAGTCGAGCGCATGTGCGTCGAAAATTCCTAACTAGTTATCGGGAGAGGTGCCGGCCTCCCCGCTGGGCCGTTAGCTCAATTGGCAGAGCATCCGCCTTTTAAGCGCGAGGGTTCTGAGTTCAAATCTCAGGCGGCCTACGTTTTATTCGATAACTAGGAGGTTGTATGGCGTGCTTTGGGCTGCTTCCCGACAAGAAAGACAACAACGGAGAGGAAGATGCGCCACTTGGCCGTTCAGCGTTCGACGGCCGATCATTACGGCACATAATTTGAAAGGCCACGGCCGACAGATCACGGTCTTGTCATCGTGGCAGGAAGGAGACCCAGACAGGTAAAGATCCGGGGGCTGAGCAAACGCGGAGCCCAGCCCCCGGGGTCGCACCTACGGCCCTGCCGGGGCTGGGGGTGTAGGTGCTGGGACTACTCCAGGGTCATCTGCAGTCACTTCGGCGTGAACACGATCGATCTCAGCACGGATAGCATCAATCGACGCCTGAACATCGGTATCTGATACCGAGCCAGTCTGAGCAGCCTTAGCCGCCAAATCCTTAAGAGCCGCGATGATAACACCATCCTCAGCTTTCAGGTCATCAATTGCCGCGCGCTGGTCATCAGCAAGAGCCATTTGTATCTCCTGATTCCGTAGTACTTTCCTGACACCTCGGAGGATCTCCGAGACATTCGCGGGGACATTCGCCAGATCATTGAGCAACGATCCGAGGGAAAGGCCTCTAGGCGCGGGATCCGTCATTACAGTCCCCAAGCTGCGAGCCACTTGGCTAGCTCGTTAGCCATCTCGCCAGCAAGCCCGCTATGGGCATACCGGATAAACGCGTGCGCCATCACAGCCATTTGCAGATTTGCCGAATTCTGGGCAGCTGTAATGGCGTTAGTCGGGATAGGTGCCGGGGGAGTGGGGATAGGATTTACTGGCAAATCTCCGCCAGTAAGCAGCTTGTAATCGTTCGCCAGCGCGGTCTGATCGATACCGACTAGAAACGAGCGGTTAGTGAGGTGCTCAGGCCAGATCACAGCCCAGGCCTCTTGCACCTGCTGTGCCCAGAATTTATCCGTGATGCCGATTGGAAAGCCCCAGGTAATCGCGCCGAGGTCAGGCCGGCCCGCCGTAGTATCGCCCGTGTACTGGCCGGTAAGGAATGCATGACCGCCCCAGTCGGGAGAGCTGCTGTCATAATCCCAGGGACCGCCTGCATCGGTCTGGGTCTGCTGGATCTTGTGTAGATCCGCGCCTGTTGAGAGCGAACCGAAGATAGCGATAGCCGCGCGGACCTCATCGAGGTCAGCCACATTGACTTGAGCGTAAGCCACACATCGCGTGCGGTTGCCCCGCACGTCCGGTGGCCCTACGCCAGTCTTATGTACTTCACTGAGCATGTCGGCCATGACGACGCCGTTGTCATCAGCTGGGAAGTTCGGGTTGCCTGAGCGTTTGTAGAGGTCTAGCGCGTCGGCCGTGCCGAGGGCGGAATCGACACCGCCCAGGTACTTGGCTACCAGCATCCGATCATGCACGACATCCGCTGGGCCACAGTCGCCGTAGTGAAAGTTACCGAGGTCGCCCCAGCTCTTTGCCGGGACAAGCCCGAAGTGATCCACCGTGGCCGGATGTGTCGGCGTCAGGCCGGTCAAGATACTAGAGAGGCGCAGCACGGGCCGGTCAGGATCATGCGGTCGCCGGCCCAGACGCTTGCCGGACACAACCACGGTCTCTGTGTGACGAGTCGGCACTTGGCCTCCTTAAAGTTATTGACAGATACTAGGAACCTAGATAGTCTGAGAGCCAAGACGAAGGAGGAAAAATGAAGCTACGACTACAAGGGCATCAAGTGCCGCGACAGAACTATCATGATCTTGTAAGGCTCGCAGCCCCGTGGGAAGTAATCGCGGTTGCTCAA